TTAATAGTTCTGAAATTTTCATATTTTTCTCTCTCCAGTTAAGTATGGCAAACTAAACCATAACTTGAACCATTCAGGAGTTCCTGGTCTAATATTTTGTTCTCTTTGTATACGTCCAGTTTCATTACCAGTTACACTGATATTACTGCCGCGCATTTCGTGTATTCTAGCATCTGCACCTAGCCCTGCTAGTTGTGTAAGTGCTTTAATTTCATGAATAGGATCGTCTGGCGCAAGATAACAATCGTCGTCGGACGTTTGATTTAAGTGCTCTGTCGTAATCCTGTATTGTTTCATTTTAAACTTGCTCTTAACATCCAGCTGTGCTTTTTATGCGCATCTTGTCTGCCTGCAAGAAAATCAGCTAGTCCATGGTCGCCTGCTGCTTCCGCCATACCGAATACCATTTTAAAGATATTTGCCATCTTTTCACTATCTTGTAATAGCTCTTGTAGCATGCCTTGAAATTCAGGAATATTATTTTCGTCTTCGACAGTGGTAAGCATATTGAACTTTTGTAAGCTGGCTGGCGTATATATTTGTAATGCACGAAGTTGTTCGGCAAATGTATCAATATTTTCGTATACTTCTTCGTAAATGCCGCCAAACAAATCGTGTAGTTGTTTAAACAATGGCCCTTCTACGTTCCAATGAAAATTTTGTGCTTTAATAAAAAAGCAAAACTCAGACGCAAATGCTGTCTTGAGTGCTAAAAAATATTTGTCTTTATCCACATTAAACTCCGTACTTGTTTCGTTTAGGCTTTGCTACTGTGCTGGTCTTGTTTACATCGGCCATTTCTTCGCTACGCTTACCCGTCCAATTTTCAATAGTGCCAGCACCAACTTGTAGTGCGGCTGCTTTGACCATTTCGTATTCTTCTTGGGTGTATGAACTAATTAACGGATCTCCACCAATCCAGTTATCAGCTTCCATCTTGGTAGGGAATGTAGGTGCTCCTGCCAGTGCAATTCCCATACGATAATTCTTATACATACTACCAGATGCCATGTTCAATCCAGGTATTGTAGTTGCATTTCTCATTGCAGCTTTCTTTTCTTTGTCTATGGGTTTGGTTCCACCCTTGCCTACTTTGCCAGCTGATCCTTCGGACAAGTTAGGTTCTTCCACAGGCTTTTTAACAGCTTTAGCAGACTTGGCTTTTTCTTTCTCTGCTTTTAACTGATCTCGTTCTTGTTGTTTCTTTAACTTGTCTGCTTCTGCTTGCATATAGGGCATCATGAAATGTCTTACTACATCGAAATAAGGATGCCCTGCAACTTCTGTATTAGCAGGAACGCCTGAATATCTTTCAAAGTCTTGCGGATTATTTTCTTTAACTGCTTTGCGGACTAGACTTGCTTCGCTTTGTCTTTCAGCAGGAGCCCAAATAATATTTTTAAAATTATAAAAACCGTGCGGACCTTCTTTGCCGTTTTGATTCTGTAAAGCTGGAACAAATATTTTTGCATCTGTTGGATCTGTAACAATATGCAATACAACTGCACCGTGCTTTTGATAAACCATTGATGCTAGAGTAAACCAGCTTTGTTCTGCTACCAAGTGCTCTTCAATCTCAGGCATGATAACTTTCATTGCTTCGATTTTAATGTCGTATGGCAAAGGATCCTTGGGACCTTGTGTGCTTTGATTCGTGCCTACATACCATGCAGGAAACGCTGACGCAATATTCCATGCAGCCCTGTGGCCAAAATGTGGAGGGTTAAAGCGACCAAAGATGATAGCAACATCTCCGCCACGCTTTGATTCGAATAATTCTCTTAGTTTCATGCTGGTTTCTTCCCGGGCGCCCAAGTAGTTGGAACAATTTTTATATTACCATATTTATGGTTTGGTTGAGCATATCGAACGTAACCTTCACCGTTAGCTTCCCATATCTCAGGCCTGCCCTGACCTTGATATGCAGCATACACTTCATCTTTCATGTTACGTATGTCTTTGATTAGCTTTAACATTGAGTCAAATGCACCGGGATGTGCCTTAATCATTGCAATAATGTGTTCTTGTTTTTTAGTACTAATACCTTTCTTAGACATCCAGTTAATAAATGTGTCACCTGTAATACTATCGAAGCTCTGTTCGTTGTTAGCATGCAGGTTACTCATAGCATTAAAGAACGGATAAAAGACACCATTCTTATCTGGGTCAGGCAAGCTGGCAATAAATGCATCAAGGTTAGGACCGACACCGTCAACTTCATTAATAACTTCGTCTATCAAATTGTCAACTTGCGTAGTATCTTGTCCAGTACCACTGCTTGTATAAACTGGTCCTTGGACAACAAGTCCTGCGGTTTGATTAAACATACTAAAGTCGTCTATTGGTGTTTGTGTTCTATCAGCGGCACCAAATGTATCAAACATAGCATGTCCCACAACCATAACCTTAGCACTGGTAATACGAGTTCCTAAGTCACCGGCTTTATCAACATAATATCTTGTATTGCTTAATGGATTTGGAGCAAATGTCCAGACTCCGTTGGGATACCCTTCCATCTTAATTAATTCTTTGTTCAAAGCAGGATCAACGCCAAACAAACTGTCAGCATATACAAATCCCACAAAGTCTTTAGGAGTGGCTGCATCAAACAACGGATACAAGCTGGCAAAGTTTTTAGCAAATCCTTGTCTTTGTTTTTGGTCTTCGGGAGTCTTTGCCTTGCCACTTTGGTTAGCAATGAAATCGTATACTGCTTCTTGACTGTCGCCTTTAACTCCACGACTCCATTGATTGTGGCCCGCTAGAATTAACGGCCCGTTTTCTGATTCTCTGCCCCAGTATACTTGTGGATTGCCATCCCATTTACCACGTACTGTTGTAGCACCTGCTTGTTCAGTGGCAATTTCTTTAAAGTGATTAAGTGCTTCAATTGTTCCGTTTGATCCTTTAAAGAATACCAAATGTTCCGGATGATTAAATGGACGCCCGTATTTCTCCATGCTATCATCAGCAGGAGCAGCGGCTTCACGAAGGAACAATTCTCTTAGTAACACATTTAATCCTTGTATTTGCCTTCTTCGTGATGTGTATAAACATCTTCGCGCATTTTTTTACAAGCCTTTGTATATAACTCTTCTTCTAAATCGTCCGGTAACTCACGTAGCGGATATTTTTTAATATAATTTTTGTAGCTTTCTTTTACAGCGTTTGCAAATATACTAGAGGATACTTTCTTTTTATTTCTGATACCGTCCAAACAATCTTCTATTGCAGGGTACACATGGCGGCGATACGTATCGTCATCGTGATTCATAAAGAACGCTAAATCTTCTACAAGATCATAGTCGATCTCGCGCTTATCACCGTCTTTTTTGATAAACTGTAAGTCTTTATCAATGTCTTTGTTTTCAAATAAGTCTCTAATACGCATTTTTAAGCCCGTTATTAAGGTCGCAACTACGCTGTGCGAATATACTATTTATCGCAAACGTAATTTTAGAATCGCTGTTTATTTTAGTTAGCAGACTGGATAACACGCTCTATTTTACCAACTGCGCCGCCTAAATGCATCTTTGTCATTAGCAATGCATTATCGCCTTTGATATACATATAGGTACCGCCCCAACTGCGGTTACTGACAAGCATTTTCTTGCAACTTTTAGTTAGCCTTACCTTTTTAGTAGCTTCTACCCATTCGATAAATGCTGTATAACTTTGTGTAGTTTTACCGATAGTTAGGCGATAATCGTAAGGAACTTTGGGTAAAATGATAGTTCCTGCTTCTATTAAACTATCGGGTGCCGATACATATTTTATTTTACTAGAATCCAATTTCACAATTGAATCTACATCTTTTTTATTATTGGTATAAATGCTAACCCACGGATGTTCTATTCTAATTTCAAAATCCTGCATCTTTTTTATCTGCTTTTGCAGTTTAAATGCGTAGAGAAAATCGTCTTCGCTTTTAACATTTGATTTTTTATATGAAACTACCGGCCTAGTGGGATCTTGTGATTTAAATGTATTATGAGCTTTGTTTAAAAGTTCCAAAGTAGCGGCTATATCGTAATTTCTAAAAGCAGAGGCAAGGGAAGATACCAGCACAATTTTATACTGGTACTTTCCCTTAAAAAGACTTTTAGTTACTTTCTGTAACATTGTCTCTAGTCTCTACACTTAGTAATGGTACTTTTGACATCTTAGGCTTGCTAACTAGCACAATCTTATCATCTTCGATGCTGATAGTAACCCAGCCACCATTCTTTAAATCACCGAATAATAGTTGTTTAGCTAAAGGACGTTTAATTTCCTTGTCGATAACACGTTGCAATGGACGGGCACCCATCTTAGGATCAAAGCCTTTGGTAATAAGCCAGTTAGTAGCTTCCTTATCAATCTTGATTCTAACACCTTTTTCTTTAACTTGTTCTTTAAGTTCGTCAACAAATTTAGTAACAATTTTAATCATTGTATCTTTACCAAGTTTGTTAAAGGTAATAATGCCGTCCAATCGATTACGAAATTCGGGAGTAAAGAATTTCTTCAAGTCTTTATCGCTGTAATCTTTATCCTGTGCTCCAAAGCCAATTGTGTTCTTTTCAGCGTCTTGCGCACCAGCATTGGTAGTGAGAATTAAGATAATATTGCGACAGTCGGCTTGTTTGCCATTTGAACCAGTAACAAAACCATTATCCATCATTTGTAACAACACTGTGCTAACATCCGGATGTGACTTCTCCACTTCATCAAATAATAGCACAGCGTTGGGATTCTCTTGAATCTGTGTAATCAACAAGCCAGCGTTATCTTCAAAACCAACATAACCTGGAGGACTACCGATTAGCTTAGAGATGCTATGCTTCTCTTGGTATTCTGACATGTCAAATCGCAACAACTTGACACCCAAGTGCTTGGCCAGCGACTTGGCAGTTTCGGTCTTACCGCAACCAGTTGGCCCCATGAACACAAATGATCCAATGGGTTTGTTTTCACTTTTAAGTCCAGCCTGTGCAACCATGATCTTATCAACGACTTCAGTTAATGCAAGATCTTGTCCATATACTTCAGCACTTAAATTGTCTTGTAGTGATGATAGATTTTGACTTTCTGTTTCAGCAATTTGCTCTTCTGGCAAGTTGATTAGCTTGCTTAGTTCGTATTGTATTTCACGTTCGGAAATAACACGTTCGTCGGCAAGTTTTAAATTAAAGCGTGAGCAAGCCAAGTCAATTAAGTCAATTGCCTTATCTGGCAACTTCTTATCAGCTTGATACTTAACACTTAACTTAATAGCAGTCTGTAGCGCATCTTCGCGGATTTTAACTTTGTGAAATTCTTCGTAGTATTTCTTAATACCTTTGAGAATTTGCAATGTCATTTCTTGTGTAGGCTCGTCGACTGTAATGCGTTGGAAACGGCGCATTAACGCACGATCCTTTTCAAAGTGTTTACGATACTCTTCCCAGGTAGTACTGGCCACAACTTTAATGTTGCCTTTGCTTAGAGCCGGTTTCATCATGTTAGCGAGATCATTAGCACTGTTGCTAGCGGATCCTGCGCCGGAGATCATGTGTGCTTCGTCGATGAACAGCACAGTCTTACCTTTCTTTTGTAAGGCTTTGATAACAAGTTTAAAGCGTTCTTCAAAGTCTCCGCGATATTTACTACCAGCCAACATGGCACTGATGTCCAAGTTGAACACAGTGTAGTCTTTTAAGAAGTCTGGAACAGCACCTTTAACAATATTGTAGGCTAGTCCTTCTGCTATGGCAGTTTTTCCTACACCCGGATCGCCAACTAGGATCACGTTGTTTTTGCTTCTACGTCCTAGCGACAAGGCAATGTTTTCTAGTTCGTCAATACGACCAATTACTGGGTCAATTTTATTCTTCTTAACAGCTTCGTTAAGGTTTGTTGTAAATGCTGCCAATGCTTTGGTGCTACTGTTGTCTTGTTGTTCTTCTTCTACTTCTTCAACATTACTGCTGAGATAGTCTGCGAATTTATCTTTATCGATATTAGCTTCTTGGATGAAGAAGTGGGCCCAACTACGTTTCTCGCCCATCATAGCAAGGAACACATCAGTGGGTTCAATTCGCTGACGTCCGTTGAACAGCACCTGGGTAAATGCACGATTGAGGATACGCTCAACGCTTTGAGTTTTCTTAGGTTTAACAACTACATCTTCGACAGTAATTTCTTGACACTTGTTCTGTAGGTAGTCTGCTAAATTTTTTCTTAGTTGTTCTGCATCAGCGCCATATCCTTGAACGCATTTACTAAATGCATCTTCCATTAGCATTGCAAACAACAGATGCTCAATAGTTAGATATTCATGGTGTAATTTTTTTGCAGTTTCGATTGCTT